CGCGTCCCGTTGTAAGAGTCAACAATGTCTACAAAATCAAAATATTCATCGACAGTAAGGCCAACCGTTTCGCAAAGCTCTACCTCTGCGGGTAATAACACCCGACGACCTGCAGGGCGTCTATGGTGCTCCATTGCACCGCCGATCCGACGAAACTCAGCCATCCGTTTTCAAACCATACTGCCAGGCCATAACCATTTTCAGATTGGCAAAGCGCTATGCAACCAAGTCTAGGGGATTTCGTTTGCTCGCCCCAACGCTCTAACTGTTCCCAAAAAATAGAATTGTCGCCTTTTCTTAAGCGTCGATACCAGCTTCTTTTTGGCTTTGGCGGTGGAAAGCCGTAATGCTCCATCACTTCAATGCAAAGCCCGACGCAATCGGTGGCACCGTGTTGATCAATCCTTGCGCCCAAGCGGTAAGGCTTGCCAATCAAATGATACGGGTTCACCTGTTTTGGATCTGTCCAGAAACAGGCAGTGCGCCAACCTGTTTTTGTGTAAGCACCCTATTTGGAGCAACGGCACCCACGGCATCGATTGAGCTTGAAAGTGTAATCTCAACTGTTACAGCGTCATAAGAAACATTGGAAACAATCCAGTTTTCTGTGCTTAGTGTTTTTGCAACACTAAGATTGCCGCGTGTAAGGCTGTTGGTGTCTACTCTGACTTTCCAGCGCTTTTCTACTGCCTCAACACCAAGGCCCAAGGAGATCGGGTTATTAGCCAAAACAAGCGTTGATTGCAGATTGTCCCCGGTGCGGTTTTTTGTAGCGCCTTGGTATATGAAGCTTAAAAAATTATAGGTCGCACCTCCAAATCCAATTGTGCCGTTTGTATTGGCATTTTGAAATCGCTGCACACCTGCACCATCGCCAGTGACCTCAATAAAGTTGCCCAGTACGATTAAGCTCATAGCCCGATTTTAGAACGCTGTGAACGGCTGTTCTTTAGTGTAGAGATTGTCATTGACTGTCCCATCTTCGCGCCGTTTTTAGCTGCTTGATCTAAGCCTGCCCTGAATTGATCCTCTGTGACAAATCTCATTCCGTTGACTTCGGTCACGTTGTAGTTCACGTTAACTGTTTGGTTGGACCTCTGAGCACTGTTCTCTGGGCGGTAACGGCTAAGGGCTTCTAACGCATCGTTAGAAACAACAGTGCCAGATGTTCTAGGAACAAAAAGCTCTGGACCCCGCTCACCAACAATACTGGGCCGGTTTACAGGTGGGTTGCCGCCTTTGGCGAAGAAATTTACGCCGGTAAGAAAACCAGATGCACCGGAACCAGCATCCGGTGCAAGGGAGCCGAAGCCGTTAAGGTTAAAGCCGCCGCCGCCTCCCAAAAGACTTCCTCCGGGATTAAGCAAATTAAGAACAGCCAAGAACGCCTTCTGCGCTAGGACTTGGGTTGCCAAGTTAACAAACGCCTGACCTATGTTTTGGAACAGGTTTGAGAAAGCTTCTTGCACCGATCCAGTGCCGGTAATAATTGCTTGGACTGAAGATGAGATTGCTGTGGCAACCTCGTCAGCGATAAATCCATATTTTTCAATAATTGCGCTTTGACGTGAGGCAACAGCTTCCAGCTGGTTTCGCAAATTCAGCTCTGCTTCGAGTTGAGGAATAAAAGCTTTTTGAATATCAATCTGCTCAGCTAGTCTTTGAACAGACTCTGAACTAGCGAAAGGTTTTAAAGCAGCACCCCTACGTTCTAAGTCTTCAAGTTTTTCACGTTCAGCACGTAAAATATCGTTTTTCCTTTGTTCGGACTCTGCAGCACGCAAACGTTCTGGGTTAAGATTAAACGGATCAGCTATCTGAGAAGTAAAGCCAAAGCTTTCTCTTCTAACACTTTCAATTTGACTACGTTGATTTCTCTGTTCGTCAATCTTTTGCTGCTCAATAGAAAGTTTGATGCGTTCACGCTCTAAATTTAATAAACGCACTCTAATTTTTGTTTCTTGATCTAAAGTATCAAACCTGAGATTTTGAATTTTAATATCTTCTTTGCCAAGCAGTATTGCATCTTCTTGGAGTCCTTTTTTAACTTTTATTAATTTTAGTTCGCGCTCAATAGCTCCTAAATCGCCTTTATCGACCCTAGCAGCATTTACAGATGTTTCTATAAGGGAAAGAGAAGCTCGCGTAATTCCTTGGGCTTTTTGTACACGTTGTTGCTCTATCCTTTCGGCGTTGCGTTTTGCTTCGCGATCAGCGCGTTCGCGTTCACGTCTTGCTCTTTCTTGATCTCTTTCTGTATTTTTATTAAGATTTGTTTGGGCTTTATTTCTTTGTTCTGCTAAATTTAAAAGTTTTGTATCGGCTTCAACTTGAAGTCTTTTTTCATCTTTTTGAAGTCTAAGCTGTAAGACAAGATTTCCTTCAGCTTTTTTCCTAAGCTCGGCTATACCTAAAGATAGATCTGATTCAATTTGCTGCTGCTTTAACTTAAAAACTTGATCATCTAAAATGTCATCTTGTAGTCTAGCAATTTTAAGATTACGCTCTGCAGTATCTAAAAGTTGATTTGCAGGACTTAAAGCATTAATTTTTGACTCAAGTTCATTTTGATTTGCTCTTTCATTGTCTTCATTTATTTGTCTTTGTATTTGCTCTATTTCTCTTAAAACTTCAAGATCTCGATTGCTTGTAGGACTCTGACGATTGCCGATTTGTTCTCGCAGTCTAACTATACGAGGATCATTAGATTGAAAAGCTTGTCTCCTTAAAGAAACAGATTCAGACTGCTTAGCAAGAAATTCTAAAGGCCCTTGTAAAGTTTTAGTAACAGATGCTGCTAGTTGAGTTGCGACCTTTTGTAGGTTATTTCCAAGTTCAACGCTTGCTTCTCCAAAATCTTTTAGGGCTTCTACACCGTTGTTACCGACTAAATTAGCAAGCTCTGCAGTCGCAATTTCTAAAGCAGCCTCTTTACCAGCAAGCTCTTCAAAACCTTTAATAAGTTTTCCGAGAGGTTGGTTTGCTAAACCTACAGATTCAATAACCGCGTCTACGTCTCCATTTACTGGGTCTAAAGCTTTTCCAAGTTCAGAAGCTTTAGCTATAAGTGTGTCAAATGCCTGACCTACGCCTGTTCCAACCAGAGATGCTCCAAAACCAAACTGGCCTCCGGCTAGTCCGCCTAATCCGCCGCCCACAGCACCGCCTACTGATGCACCGACTCCTTGACCGAACAACAGTGGAAACGCGCCACCGATTAGTGCGTTGCTTGCTGCTTCGCGGCGGCGTTTTGATCTAGCTTTTAAAAATGCCGGGCTACCTGGAATGTTTTCTGCCCCGCCGATTGGGTTTGACTTCGCAATTTGCTTAGAAATATTTAACTGTCTTTCGAATTCATCTGTACGTGCCTTAAATCTTCTATCCCAATTATCAAGAATAGCATTATCGTTTTTTAAAGCTCTATTGAATAACTCTTCTTGACTATCGCTTTCAATTTTAATTTTATCCAAAATGGTATCTATTTCTTGATCTCGTAATTTTTTATTAAAGCCTTGCTCTATATTAAAAATTTCTCTTGCGTACCTTCTTTCTGCCTCAAACTGTTCTTGGTTTGCCTTGCTTTTTAATGAAGCGTCTCTAGCAATTTGTTCGGCTCTTTCTATACCTTCTTGCCTTAACTGCTTTTCTGGCGATAAAATTTGAAGCTGGGAACTGGGTCTTTCACCCCTAGCTTCAGCTGCAATAAGTTTGGCTTCATTTGCGCTTCTAATTAAAGCTTCTGAAGACTTAAGCTCTTCAAAAACAGCGTCAGCCCGCCTTTCTTTTAGCTTTAATAAGGCTTTCTCTAAAACAAGCTCATCTTTTTTTATGTTTAAATTTCTATTGATTAAATCTCCTGTGTCCGAAGCCTGCCCGCTTAACAGCGGGGAACTGGGTGGTAGTCTTGAAAATAAAGCAGTTTGGGATACTGGGCCGGGGCCTATAGGTGCGTCAAATTGAGTAAAACCACGCAACCTAGAACTGGGTGGTAAAGGCGAAGATAATGCTGTTGAGGAGGCTGGACCGGGGCCAATCGGTCCAGAAAATTGTGTTGTTTCACGGATTCCTGCTGAAGCTAATTTTAACTTTCTTTCATTTTCAGCAACTTCAGCTAGTAAAGCAGCTCTTTCTTGAAGTCCAGCGTTTAGATTTCTAGTTGCCTGTAAATAATCAACCGCTGCATTTGTTGCTTCCTTAGTGCCTAAGGCAACTTCATTAAATTGTTGAGCAGCTTGCCCTAACTGCCCTGTTAAATTTGATATAGACCTTACAATGCCCTCACCTTTATTGGTAAAAGTTTCCAGAAATTTATTTAAGTTATCTACAGCTAGCGCAGACTCGTTTAACTTTCCCTGAAAACTAGAAAGCTGGTTAGCGCCTTTTACGGCAATTTCAATTTCAGCTCTGTAAGTCACGTTCCAAAGCTGCTACGTCATTACCGATTCTAGGCACAAAAAAGACGCCGGGCTAGAAACGGCGTCTTGACTTTTTCATTGCCTTTTCCTGTTCCTCGTTAAGGATTTGGAAGTAGGCGCTCCAAGCGATTAGCTCTTCTGGAGTCATTGTATTGCGGACTTGGGACAAGGTCATACCTAGTTCCTTAGCAACGCCAAACTGGAGCATAAGCCAGTTGTCTTGGCGAAGGTCCGCTACTAGGATTTTGGGTCCATCGGCTCTTCTTCGCCGTCATCCAGAATCGCCAGCATAAGTGACTGGAGATCCTTGTCTTTTACCTCGTTTTTAAGGATGTCGATTTCGCCAGGCGAAAACAATTTGTTGCCGTTAACGTCCATACCCTTGCTGATTAGAAGCTGAAGGGCAAAGGCGCTTGCATCGTCAGATTTTGCTTGTTTTTGAGCCCGTTCCCGCTCAGCCATGGTGAGCGGGGTAACGTACATTTCAAAAACGCTTCCGTCAGATAGTTTGACTTCGCGCTTTGATGGCTCAAGATTTGCCGCCTTACGAAGGCGGTCAATGGCGCGGGCAGAAACCGGCATAAAACTGAGGGTTTGTAAATCTACTGTAGCGAACTATCAGGCAGTGGTGCTGAAATCGAATGTAGGAGCAGCGGTTGGACGGAAAGTAATGCTTACATTCTGGGCGTCATCTGGGTTTACATTCATGGTCGCAGAGATAAGCACTGCTTCAAATTCGATGTAACGGCTTAGGGTGTCGCTCAGTGCGCCGCCAGTAAAAACGCGGTCAGTGTAAAGCTTAAAAGCGGCCCCAACTTGCTGGCGAAGCAGAACATCCTCTACCAAGCGGCTGGAAACAAGCGAATCTTCGTCTGTCATGTAAACCGTTGCACTGCCAGTGGCATCCGCAAAACCAGAAATGTAGGTACGGAATGGAGCAAGCTGGCGAGGGGTTTGGCCGATTGTTGTTACGTCAATCTCGTCCCTAGTAATTTCAAAGCTCCAGTCCCGGACTTGGCTGACAGAAGCAAACTCGGCATACGAAACTTTGAACTGATTAGGCGATGAAACTGTTCCGTCGTCTGTAATTGTGATGGTGGAACCGCCTAAAGTTGCCGAAACTTGAAGTACCCCGGTAGAAGCGGTGTAGGAAATCACATAGTAGGTGGTTCCTGCGGTAATTCCTGCTGGCAACGTTCCGCTGCCGGTTTCGCCGGTTTGCGCGTTTATAAAGCTGAACTCAACGGGATCTCCTACCTTAAAATTAAGAAAGGTTTCAACCGTGATTTCGTCGTCAGCAACGCTAACGTTTGACTCAATAAACGTACCAGTTGTTCCGGCTGGCTTGTAGTAGAGAGCACCTGAGGTGCCGGACAGAACGGTGTTTGCCATGGGGCGTACCAAGGAATGCAGTTTCTGCGGGCACTGCCCGGCTTATTACAGGTTAGCGCGATTGTTTATGATAAAACAGTGGCCTTATAGCCCGTTTCAATACGACCCACAAAGTGCGGAGCTTCTTCAGTTACAGAAAATGTTGGTCCGTTAATTTGTCCAAGTCTTACAAAGACTCCAGAATCAATTTTTGCGGTGTCGTTTAGGGTTTCTAAAACGTTAACGGCTGTTGTAATTAATTCCTGATTACGGGCAGGACCACGGCCTTTTTCTGTAAAAACTCGGATTACCAGTGCCCCACGGGCGTCATCAAGGCTAGAAGTCAGGGTGGGTTCGTTCGTAAGCCCGAAAGTTATGTTAACTCTGACATACTCAGTAGTCGTGTTAGGCGGTACGGCTGTAATGTTGTCAAAGTACACCGGGACAGCTGGCGAAAGCGCATTGAACGCAGTCAGCAGCGGAGTTTCCATTGATGCCCGAATTGCTTGGTAGTTCATTAGCTAAACAAGTCGTCAATTTCAATTCTTACTGCTCGGTCCAGTCTTCCGCCTTCAATGTAGGATGCAAGCCAATCAAGGTCCGCAGTTGCAGAAGATTCTCTGTCTTCTACACCGCCAATAAGACCACGAAAAGATGGTTGATCTCTACCGCCGTCACCTTCACGGAATTTTCTACGCCCAAGCTTAGTTTCCGGCAACGGTGTAGGGCGTATAAATGCGCTTTCTACTAAATCTGTGGCTTCGGCTGTGTATTCAGAGAAATTAGAAATAGTGGTAACAGCCCTATCTTTAAGCGGTAAAGACGCTTTAAGGTTTTGACGGCCTGTTAAAAGACCAGCAGGTAACTTAATTGGCCTTGGCTCTCCAGGTTGACCGTCACCCTTGTAAACACGGCCATCTGCAGTTTCAATTTGCCATGAATTTGAAAATTTACCCGTCCAGCTTGGTCCTTCCTGCTGTAATTCTGAAATTGTGCGCTTTGCTGCTCTAGTCGGGCCAGACACTGTGAGCGAAGAAAAGACTCTATCCAGTTCTTTAAATAGTTTTGGTAACTCATTTTTTGCCATTACTGGGGCCTCGCAATGATGTTGTGGTAGACCGGCTTGTCCCCACGATAGGTAGTCACGTTGATGATTTTGGCTTCGCGGGTTACGCCTGCTTGTGGGTACTGGATTCGGTCGGCTTCGGTTGGGTAGTAGTCCCCCAGTTCCTCTGTACCGAACAGAATACGCACGTCGGTGGTTTGGTATAGACCTTCGGCTTCACGCGGGTTCAGGCGGCTAATAACGGCACGTATGGTGACGCTGGTGTCGTCCCCGGTAACTGCTCCAGTGCTTGGGTTATAGGTACGGGGTGTGGTGGTTTTGATGTACGTGATATTCTGTCCCCAATCGTTCAGGATCCTCTTGGGAATTGGCGCAAAAGTATCGTCGATTAGGCTCATGTCAACCTCTTACAACGCGGATTTGGTAGCCCCCAGAACCACCAAGAATGTAAGAACCTAGGTAGGACTGCAGCCAAGGGTAAACGTCAAATACGTTGTTGACCGTTCCAATTGATTGGCTGTCTGTGTTGTAGCTGACTCGTAAGTCGCCAAGCTGAATTTGGTCGTAAATACCTGTGGTTGCGTTGTTGCCCGTTAAAGCATCGGTATCGTTTGCGAGCTGGCGGGCCAGTTCGTAGGTGGCGTACTTAATTTCTTTTGGGATCTTGGCGCAAACAAGCTCCACTCGATCGACGTGGTAGTTATTGCGGGGCCAATCGAGTGCTTGGTTGGTGCTGCAGCGGTCGCCGTAAAAATTAAGGCTGTCGATCCAGCGGGTTGCGCTGATTAGGGCGCGATTCTTTTGGTCGTCGGTTTTATCGTCCCAAGTGCTGCTTTCGGGGGAGGTTTCAAAGTATGCGTTTGCTTCCAACAGCGTTACATAGCTGTTGGCAAATACTCCCTGCAGAGTGGCGTCGATTACAGCTGCCACGACAATACGCCGTAATTTCTTTCAGTTTAACGGCAATAAAAAACCCCACCGAAGTGGGGTTGTGTCTCGCATTCCCAGTGTACTGTATCAGGAAGGAATAGCGGAAGTGTCCAGAGGGCTGTTCACGATGACCTCGACCATGGGGATCAGGTCGATGTCGTAGGTGGCACTCCAGTTGCCGGCGGTGGCCAGAACCGCGTTGGTTGGGTTGTCGGTGGCGCTGGTCCACTTGGTGCCCATTACGTGGTAGGCGGTGTGGTAGTCCACAGACAGAACGTCCTGCTTGGAGAGAACGTTGCGGTCGGCCTCGATCCGCATGTCCTGTTGGACACCTTCCATGATGGAACCGCCCTTCATCAGGAAGCAGCGGAACTCGCTGACGTGGGTTGCGGTGCCAGGACGGACAGTGTTGACTTGGGGGTCCATGATGACCCGGCAGCCAGCAAACTCTCCGATGTCCCGAGCGCCTACACCAACACCACCGCCACCCCAGGTGACAGCGCCACCGGCAGCCAAGGCTGAGGTGGAGAAGGTCAGCAGACCGATCTGGTACAGGTAGAAGCCCACGGATGGGTGGACAACCAGAATGTCCAGCTCGTCGCCGCGCTCGCCCAGAACAGAACGGGCTTCGGAAACGGTGGAAGCGGTCAGGAAGTTAGCCTCACCTTGGCCGGACGTTGCGGCAATTGCCTTGTCCAGTGAGTGGGCTGCCAAAGTGGTTCCAAACAGACCAGCCAGATGAGAAAACAGGCGGGCGCTGTTCAGCTTGTTGATGGCGTCAGCCAGCTGGTTGCGGATGTGAAGCATTGGATCTTCACCAGCAGCCAACATTGCGATGTCATCTACCGCATACGCGAAACCGCGATGGCAGATGGTTGCAATCTGGGTGTCAGTGCCGATTTTCTGAGGAGTCAGGTAACCAGCAGAGCTGCTTCCCCAAGTAGCAGTGCCGTCCATGATTTCCTCGGTGGGAACCACGGGGTTGAACTCGGGGACTTGGATGCGGGTGCCGCCTTCGCGGGAATCCAAGATGGAGTTGCGCACGATTGCGCCGCTCTTTGCGAACAAAGAACGCTCTTTGATTGCCTCAGACACATAGGTCGTGAGGTTATTCCTTTTTACGATGTCCGCGAGCAGGACACCGCCGGAATAATTCTGAAATGGGGCGGCCATGGTTAGAAACCAAAGTCAGGGTTGACGGAATCCAAGTCACAGACTTGTGGAGGCCGCCCCACAGGGACTTACAGTGATGCTTCCCGCTTCAGCACTGCTGCAAGGTCGGGATCTTGAGCATCAATCTGCATTTGCCTCGTTATGTTAATACTACCCTCTTTCCAAGGGTTAGACATACCGGGCGAAATCACAGAATTTGGTGTGGGTTTGGCACCCATCCCTGCAGCACTACTTGGCTTAAAATGGTGCTCAAATCCTGAACCAGGATTTTTAAGATTGGCCAGATAAGTGTTAATGTCTTGCTTAACACCTTTGTCCACAATTGAGACGGATCCATCCTCACTTCGATGCAGATTTTTCTGCAGAAGCATAAGCATTTGCTCGGAGTTGATTGCGCCAGAGCGGTTGATTGCGGCTAAAGCGCTAGTGCGGGTAGTTGCCTGCTCATTGGAAACTCGCAGATCATCAAGCTGCCGCTGCAGATCGCTGATTTGAGCGTCCTTTTCTTGGACTGTTTTGTTGGCTTCTTCCCAAAGGTCTTTCCATTGGCCTTGGTCTTCCAGCGTCTTTTTGCGCTGGTCGTCCTGCTTTTTGTAGACATCATCAAGTTTGGTCTTGATGCCTTGAAAGCGTTCCTCGGCTTCGCTGGCTTGGGCCTTTAGTGCCTCAAGCTGAGACTCGTACTGCGCTTTTACAGCGTCTACGGGGTCTGGAGCGTTGTTCTCGACAGCCACGGGCTGTTCAGGCTGCGCCACGGGCGCTTCCTGGATTACTTGCTCTTCCATGTTCAGAAGTTGAAGTCGGGGGTTGTGGGGTTGGTAGCAGAATCAGCTGCTGGCTTACGTTTACGGGTGGGCTTACACACTTCAGGCTCGGGCTGTGCTTCGCGCAATTCAACTAGTTCCCACTTGTAGGAACCGTCAGTCTGCAGAACCTTGTCTAGCGACTTGCCCATTTTCTTTTTTAGTAACTATTTTATTCTACTGAATTACTTGTAGGATCCACAGACTCTGTTGCTTCGGACAAAATTTCGCCCTGAACCAGGATTTGAC